AAACATAAAGTTCATTTTCCTCACTGGCCGATTGGCCTCCAAGCGCGCCATAGCTGCAAAGATCTACCCAATTGTCGATGTGTTGAGCTGTTTGATTAGTCCTTGCAAGTTTAACCAATACCATGATGCCGGCTACCTGATAGTCGTGAATTGGTGTTTGTAGGTATGCACTGAGCAGCATCGCTGTGTGTTGAAGGTTATCCGCTGGGTGACCGTATGAAAGCCCACGATCCCGGATTGTGTCCGTGGCGTTAAGTAAAATTTCACTAGCTTGCATCTTGGGCTACTCGCTGATAGTTCTTGCCTACTAGTACGCCTTCGCGCTTACCTTCGTTAAAGCCCTGTGACCAGCCCACTACATACCACAGCGCGTTAGCTGCTAACAATATAACTATGATTGGAACTTCGAATGACATTGTGTACCTATCTGTAGCAGTGCCCTTGACTGCTTACAGAATTAGAGTCTCACGCCTTATCTAGATTGTCCAACACATTTTGGTAACGAAACAATAACAATTCTCCAGCGTCCATTGCATCGTCAATGGTGTAATGCAGCTCAGGCGTAAAGTCGTCCATATAGAGTAAATGATCCATCCTTGTTTATCGGCACAAGCATTGGTGATACGCGATCACCATGGGTCTCAATGACTGCCACGCTCATCTGCCAATTAGCACTGCCAGCTTTGAGATAAGAGGCTTTTTTCTTGTCCATAACATTACCTGCCTCTACGCCCCACAAAGTCCTGTATGAGGCTCCTATGCCCTCTGTGAAGGCACTGATACCTGCTCTATGGGTATGGCCACAAACAACAGACTTGCCAAACTTCTTAGCCAAACCTAAAGCTGTCAGTCCGGCATTGCTGTTCATTGATCCTTCGTCACCATGGACTAGCACCCAGCCTCGGTGGAACTCAAACGGCTTTTTATGAAAACGGATCCCCATGTCGGAGAAACCCATAAAGCGGGAGTATTCGAGTTCTGGAAGTCCGATGAGACTAGGAGCTCCGCGAACAAGAGTGTGGTATAGACGATCGGTATGGTTGGATCGAGTGATGTCCGTTGTTCCAAGATCCCAGAGGATGTTTTGAGCCAGACTTCGATCGGCATCTAATTGTCCCTCATATTCTAGGTGCGTACCTTTAGCCCACTTGCTCTGTGATTGCATGTCAAGCTCATCGCCTGTGTTCAGTACGAGATCAAACTTCTCTCGCTTTACTAGCTTAATAAGATTACGGACTGCTGCCTCATGATGGTACGGAATTTGAAGATCGCTAATGCAAAGATAACGCTTCTTAGTAGTCATCGTCCTCATCTTCGTAATCGCCAAGCCTTTCTGGCTCAACTGGATCTGGCAAGATCCAACGCGGATAAGCACCGGGTTCAATGATAATTGCAAGTGATAGTTCTACATCAAAACCAGCTCTGCGTAGTGCTCTGTACATTTCTTGCAGGCTAATAGCCCATGTATCTAAAGCATTGTAGGTATCAAGATCAATAACCTTTTTTCTTGCCATAGGAAAATTATCGCTCTAGAAGAATGTTGTAAATCTCATCGACACGCGAATGTAGGCGCTTAATTTCTGCAAGCAAGTGAGTAATGACGAAGCCAGATAAGCCGCCAAGTGTTACAAGCGTCGCAATGTAGAGCTGAAAGAAATCTGCCTGTGTCACTTTTTGGGGCTCGCATAACCAAAAATGCCTGATAGGACAGCCCAGAGCACAGCTCTGTAATCTGCCTCGAAGTTAGATGATGCCCATGCTGCTAGGAAAGCTCCAGCGGCTAGGTATGCAGGGTGCTTGATGTTTTTCATTATTCTCCGCCTAACATAGGTATCTGAAAAAAAGCCCCGTCATTGTCAGCCGTTTTCTTAAACGAGAAATGAGCGTGCTTTGTGTGCTTGTTTGCCCCTGTGTATTTTCTTTTGATAAATCTAAACTTGGATGAGTAGATAAACCCGTCGAAAATAATGTAGGAAATTCTTTTCTCAATACCAGACTTGCATAACTGTCGAACCTGATCAACAAGATCGGGCATGAGATCCGGCTTTGCTTTGCCGGATAAATCACGATCGACATCGATGGCACGAACCCAGCCTTGCTCATCTGGATTATGATCAGACTTGCGAGCAGCGTGTCGGGTATCACCGATCCAACCATCCGATGCGCGGTCACGATCTGGGAACAAGTCATCGAACTGTTCGCGTAGCTGTATCGCAGCCTTACTTAGCTTCGGCTTCATGCTTTAGATAAGCCTGATAGTCAGAGTTAGCTGGGTCTTTAGGAATTGAAAAGACTTCTCCGTTTTCAGTTGTCATTTCAATATATGAATAACCTGAGTCAGTTGTCACTTCTTTGTATGTGTTAGTCATCTTATAACTCCGAACTCGCTGTGTAACCTGTGAAATATGGACCAGATGCAGGACTGTTTGCGCCTGTTTGGAAACCTGAAACAGAGATATACTCTGACACTACCTGAGTTCCACCGCCTGAGTATCCAGTAACTCCGACTGTTGGAGCGATACGCATTTGAACAGGAAACTGAACTCCGTAACGATAACCTGTACCGAAGTTAAGTGGTATGTAAACAATAGCAGTTGCAGATGCTTGATAGTACCTTTGGCACATAGCTAGTTCAGCTTGTGGACTTCCACCGCTTGCAGTCTGGAATGGAGTTGCCTTTGAGCCATACTCAACCTGCACACCCCATAAATCCAAAGTCCAAGCATCGGCAGAAGTGTTTGTTTCTTGACCAATCCATAGTTGGATTGCATCATTGTTATTTGTTCCGATAGTTTTACCTGTAATAGAAGGCATTGCAATAGTAAATGAGTAGCGAGTCCAGTTAGCAGTTAAAACAAATGTCTGAGCAGTTGATGTAACAGTTGCAGATGGACTGCCACCTGTGCCAAAAAATTGGCTTAGATTAACTTTAAGATTTCCTGCTGTTGTTGGGTTTGTTCCCTTAGCCCAAAATGACACAGTTACAGTCTGACCTGCAAAAGTTCTCACGCTTTCAATGGACTGTTGAATTCTGCAAAAGTCGTTGCCAGTTGTGATTGCTAGGCGAGCAAAGTTTTTTGCTTCGTAGCCTGCAACTGGAGCTGCACCAGCTGTAAATGTCTGTGGGGTGAATGTACCAGTTGCACCAGATGGGGCAAAGATCCAACGATCAAAGCCAAAGTCCTGTGTAGTGACAGATGTAAAGTTTCTTTGATTTATAGAGAAGTCACCATTGATGATTTTATTCTTACCAGCTTGACCATAGCCGACATTCCAGACAGATGTGTCGATAGCATCGCCTAATGCACGAATATCCTGTGCCCCATTTTTTACGAGGCTGCTGTTATCTGGCTCAGCCCAGCCATAGTTAGGTGATAGTGCCATTAGGTTAAAGCTCCTGTCGCGTTTGTCCAAGTTAGTATAGCATTTACATCATTCCAGACCAGTGAGGCTGGCAATACTGTTTCCCATTGTGTGGTAGATAGTGAGAAGTCTGTTGCTGAAACATAAAGAGTCATGTCCACATAAGTAGGGGTGGCATTGACCGCGACATTCTCTACAAAGCCATCAAATGTACCGCCTAGTAGGTTAGACGGTAGGTTGTTGATCAACACTGGCTGGCCAAAAAATATTCCGATAAGGCTGTCAAGCATCGCTGTTGGCATGTCTGGGTTATCTAGTCTAAAAGTAATGGCTCCGAGTGAGCCCCTAGGGTTCTTGCGCAGGTTTAACTCTCTAGTGCCAATATCAGTAATGTCTGCAAGATTCTTAATGTTTGAGTCAGTAGAGAACTCAAATAGGCCGTAGGAGGCAATAGAATCGGTATCAGAGGTACTGTAGGTGCTCGCGTAGCCTGCCCCGTAGCGATAGATCAGACTGTTACGGATACGGGCTATCTGAGTCTGAGATGTGATGGATCTAGGAGTTGCATAAGAGGCATCAAGGTTTGTAAAGCCGTTAGCAGCTAAATAATTGGAGCGATGGTCAGCATCGTCATAAGAGACATCGCCGTCCTTTTCCTCATAGATTTGACCTAATGCGCTAGTCGCGATTTGATCTACCAAGGTCTGAGACTTAGCAGTTGCGCTGGCTGCAAGGTTGATCATCGTGTAAAAGCCTGAATCAATTGTGCCGATGTAAGACTCAGCATCTAGCCAAGTCTGATCTGCTGGGTATGTGTCCCATGTGACGGTAGGTGTAACTTCTGCCCATGTCAGGTTAAGGGCTGCACCAAGTATTGCTGCGATCTGTGCGCCGTCTAGACCTTCTGCAAGTGCTGTGTTATAGACAGCCTTGGTCAGTTTAGCCAAAGATCCGATGCCTAGAATCGTGCCGGTAGTTATGTAGCCTGATTCTTCTGGGCTTCTCACTCCGATGTTGAAGTCTGATACTTCGCCACCAAACACAGTGACATAAGTTCCGGAACCATTCTTTAGCTCTAGCAGTACTGGCTCGGTTACATTGATGGTGAAATCTGCCCCAGTGGTGTTAATGATCTCTACTCGACAGTAACCTGCCGTAGGCTGACGATCAATGTCTAAACGGCCGGATGCAAAAGAAACAGAAGTGACAGTTGTATAAACATCATCGCCTACTGTTACACGCCATTCTGGAAGCCATGTCATGGCAAAGGAACCGCATCAAATCTACCGCGAAGGGTACCGCGCTGCACAGCATTTACCAATACCTGCTCAATCAATTCTGCCACAGCGTTAGGATCTCCAACAATGCCATTGAAGTTATTGCTGACAGTTACTTGATTATTGAAGTTTTGTATAGCATCTCTATACATAAAATTTTCTCGATCTTCAAAATACTGTAACTGCTCAGCAGTAAAGCCTGAAGATCCTCGGACTCCACCTGCACCAGGGATAGGGTTTAAGCTTGAAGGCATAGTGGGTGGGGTGCCAGAAGATCCATTATTTCCAGAAGGTGTGGTGTTGATCACACCAAGTAATCTAATAGCCTCGTTAAGGTTAGCAAGATTGATTAGATCCTTAGGAGCAATTGACTCAAGAATAGATTTAATGTCTTTTAATTTAATTTCCTGATTATTTAGAGCACCTAAAATGTTTAAGTCCGCATTGAGTTTATTAGTAGCGGCAGTAATAGCTTTAATATCGCCTGAAGCAATAGCCTCATCTAGCGCAAGGATGCTCTGCTTTACTCGTAGGCGAGCAAGATCGTTTGTAATCTGTAACAATTGTGCTTGGCTGGTCACTTGACCTAATTGTTGTGCTTGGTTAATCTCAGCTGCTCTAAGTTGGATCTTGTCCATGTCAAAGACATCTGTGCCTTTACCAAGTACAAGGTTGGCCTTATCGATAGCCAGTTTTAATTGCTTGGCTTTAAGCTGCTTTTGTTCTTCTGTTGTTAAAACCTTGGCATTTTTAACTATCTTGGCAGACTGACCAAAACCCTTTTCAAAGGCTGTAGCACTTGCAGCGGCAGTGTAATTGATTTCAGAGGTGACTTTTCCTAAGTCTCTAAGAATCTGAAAGTAAGAGCCAACGATAGGAATCATCCCGATATTGAAAGATGAAACACCGGGCAGGCTTTTTAGTTTTTCTATTAAAACGCCAATACCACGAATAACATCGGCAGTGTATAGCGCAGCCGCTTCCATATTTTTAGCAAGATCATCTACTGATTCCTGATCGCCTAAGCCTTTTAGGGCATCAATTAGTCCAGTACCGATAATCTCGGAGGCGTTTGCAGAAGCGACTGCCAGTTTGTCGATCGATCCCTGATAACTGTTAGCTGCTGCTAAAGCAGATCCGGCGAAGGTTGTTGTTAATTGATCTGTGATCTGCTTAAAAGATTTAGACTTTAGATCAGCCTTAGATATGCCTACGCCTAGTTTAGATAAGGCTGTGTTGTTTCCTAAATATGCGCGACTCAACGCTGCTGTGACCGAGCCAAGATCCTTGCCAGTAGAGGCTGAAATGTCTAGAGCAAGATTGAGAAGTCTTTGTGCCTCGTTTGTATCTTGAACCGCTACCGCTAAAGTCTGATAAGCCGGACGAAGATCATCATCTAGGATGCCGAACTCTGTTTGTAGCCTCTGAATGTAGGATTCAGATGAAGCGGCATCTCTGCCAAGTCCAACATTCTTAAGAGCTAGTGCTAGCTGGTTCTGTGCCTTCTCATCGGCTGCAGCAGCTTTGATTGCGTTCTTGCTGTAAGCCAGCACCGCTGTTGCACTGAAGGCCACCCCGAAAGTCTTAGCAAGTGTTTTAACATTCTTAGTCAGTTTATCTGTTGCGGCATCTGCCTGCTTGAACGCCTTATTGCCTACAAACTCCGCTGCAATGTCAATGACTACATTTGCCATGATTAGCCTCTCACACTTGCTTGTCGGTTCAATTTGTCTCCAGCAGTCTTAATTGCTTTAAGGACTCCAGCAGTAGCTTTACCATTGTTTTCATCATAAGCACGATAAAGCAAGCGGCCTTGCATACGGCCTTTACCTTTAAGCGGATTACGATACTTGCCATCTTGATTAGCAACGAATCTGCTATCTGGGCTTAACTTGCCCATTCTTTCATAAATAGATCCGGCTCTACTTTTGTTGAATACTTGAGCAAGGGCTCTAAAGCCTCTTCGATTAGCCTTAGAAGGTGTGGTCTTATACCCAATACCAGACTTAACCAAAGAAGGGTTAAAGGTTGGAAATGTGCCTTCCGACATTTGTCGCGGCAACCATCCACTGAGAACTTGTCCTCGGTCTGGAACATAACCTTTAGCAGATTGGCTAATAGGTTTGATCGCTACCTTAATCTCTTTCTGCGTTTCTTTAGCAAGATCAGGACTGAACTTACGGAGTGCTTTACGGAGTTCAATGCCGCCCTTTACGCTTGCTGGCATCACTGACCTCCTTGGCTTCATCTTTGAGACCTTGCAGAAGTGCATCCAACATGGTCTTATCTAGTTCCAACAATTGCTGTGGCGGGATATGCAACCTAATACTCAAACGAGCGATTAGGTAGGTGAATGGCATATCTCGCTTTAAGCTAAAGGGTCTGAGTCCAATACTTCGACGGATTTTAATCCTTCGATAAACTCAATCCCGAAAGGCTTAACAGTTTCACCTGATCTGCGTGTTACTTCCCATGCTAACCAATAGACATCGCTCTGCTTTTCTTCATCGCGGAACGCCTTATGGAAGCCCTTTTTAGCGTATTGCTCGAATGAGTACTCCACTGCTGGAGTGATCTCGCCTTCTAATACGCTTCCATCTGTACGAACTATCTTTAGTTTTGCCATGAGTTTGCCCCTTTGTTAGTTTTTTAGAATGAACCTGTTG